CTCTTCAATATGTAAAATTCCATTTACTACCTTTGATGTTTCCGCAGTAACACTTATAATATTAGGTATTGGATCGGATACACTATAATCTTGTAATGGATATTTAATTGGCATAATTTTCTCCTAACCTACAAAGAAGTCATGAATTCTTGTTGCATTCCGTGTGATGCATCATCTCTTTTATAATTTGGTTGAACTTGCAAGTAACTTTTTTTATCAACTTCTATTACTCTTTCTCTCAACCCATATTCAAATGTTACTGATAACTTTACATCATAGATTCCTGGATGTGCAAATCCAACAAGTTGTGATGGTCCTAGTTCATCAAACGCACCTGGTGATGACATATATTCTACTATCCATGGATTAATTTTAGATGTATACACTTGACCATCTCCAAATGCAGTCCACCCATTATCAAAATTCGACCAAGGAACAATATATTCGTTTTCACCACCACCTTCAATTGTCCAAGAATCTCCCGCATATTCTTGTGTATCAGGTCTTCCATTGTTTGTAAATGTCCAAGCTAAACTCTTAACATTTAATTTACTTTTAATTATTGTAGTAAAAAAAATTCCATTTTCCACTGCACCTCTTAATCCAGGACATATTGGATTTGAAAGAATCCTTCCATTATTAATATTTTTTTGTAGAAAAGGTGTATGTATAACTCCTGCTGGCATATTAGTACGATTAGCAAATACAGCTTCTGCCATAGTGTCATCGTCTTCTTTGTGATTAGGAGCATCCTTATATATTCTCGCATAAAAATCATCATAATCCGATATATCTGATTGATCAACAGTTAAAGTATTACCATGTCGTTTAGTAAAATAAGGAGTATCCCAATCATCACCTACCGAGTCTATATCACTCTTATTAGTTAACCAACGATCTGCACCAAAATTAATAAAAGTGTCTCCTTCATCTCCAAAATAAAAAACATCTTCAATTAAAAGATCCGATCCTGCCATATCAGGAGTAAAACCAACATCGCCTGGAGCCAATGCTAAACTAATATTAACTGAATCTTCTGGATTAGTAACTGACCCTGTTTCTGAACCACTAGCTATGGTATGTATAAACCTTAAAGAATCAAACCCTTCTGGTAATCTAGCTGGGTCTGAAGAAATAAAGGTGTAATCAGATTGTAGTTGTTCAAATTCACTTTTATATTTAGAGTTTTGGATTTTATGTGGCGCTAATCTAATCTCAGTTCTATCAGGTGATATGTCGTGTATAAAATATTTATTATCTATTAATTCTAATTTTTTATTTGATCCATCTGCTGCAATTAACTTACCTTGTGAGTTAAATTCGAAATCTCCATTATAAATTCTAGAATCCTCATCTAATAAAACACTATTCTCAGAACCACCAAGTTCTCTAAAAAAATTATATTCTACTTTATATTCACCAGTTTGGAAACCAAGTTTTCTCAAATCTTCTCCTGGTCTTACTTTTATATCCTCATTTTGAATAACCCAATCTTCAGAACTTAAAATAACTGTTTGTATATAATTGTCATTTAAATCATAAATGTTTAGTTCTACAAAATCTCGATCACTATCTCCAAATGGTGGTGAATTATAAGCAGCTACTGAACCAATAACTCTTTCAGGACCATGTTTAATTAATTCTAAATCTTTTTGATCAAATCTTGTTCTATTTTCTAATGGCATTTTTAAGTCCCTGCTACCCAATTACCACCTGCAGATGGATCCCAATGATAATTCACACTATCAAATTCATATACAGCTCCTGGAGCTGGGTTTGCTGGGGGATCCCACTGTGGATCGTTAAATGGCCATTCATCACCGCTATCATCATAATCAGTATCAGGATCATAATCTTCTGTATCTGTAGAAGGTGTTTCGTTTATAGGATCGGGTACTCCTATACTAGAAAAATAAAATGGTAAGTTATTACCATTTTTAATAGCATTCAAAGATGATAATTTAATCTTAATTATAAAAGTTAACCCCATTCCTCCTGGATAAAATATATCTTCATATGAACGAAAAATTTCATTGTTTACAAAACTTCTCTTTTTATTATTTTGTAAATAGTAAATTTCTGTTAAATCCTTATCACTTACTATCATTCCACTTTTTAATCTAATTGTTGAAGGTCCTCCTTCTATTTGTGGATCTAATGGAACAGTTCCTAATTTTTTTGCAGGTTCTTTTAAACTAGCTATACTTCTAGCTATAATTTTTTCTAAACTAATATCTTGTCTATATTGGGGACTATTTTGATCAACTGGTAAATATTCACTTGGAGTTTCTCTACTCAAACCTATCCTACTCTCATTTACTTCTTCTTCGAATGAAAGAAATGTACCTGCAGAATTTCTAAGTGGTTCAACTGCAGACCTTGAAACAGCAGCTTCGTTAACTAAATTTCTTATTTTATCATAATACTTTTCAATATCTTGATTACGGAGTTGCTGATAAAAAGTATAATTTTGTAATTCATCTTGTGTATATGGCATTTTGCTACCTACTTATTTTAAAAATAAAATCTTTATCTACAAACTGATCAGTTCTTGTTGCTCCACTTCCACTAACAACTCTATATAAAACTCTATAATGTCTTTCAGGTTGAAACGCATTCATATCCAATCTAAAGTAATTTCCATTACCATCACAACTTAAATAAGAACCTGTTCCAAACCCAACTAACTCATCTTCTGTAAAAGCATCTCTAATTGAATACTGACTTCCACTAGGCAAATATTTTACTGAAAGATTTTGAGAAGATGTTGAATAACTTTTAGCAGGAAACCTTTCTCTTCCTACGATCCTTAATTTTACTAAACTATTATCCTTATACTCATCTCTTAAATTTTTCATATAAATTGTTAAATCATCAATATTATCAGCAGTAAGAGCACTTAGAGATCCCGTATTCCAACTTGAATCATCCCATTCTACTTCTAATTTTGGTGGAAAAATTGTATGTGTATCTCTTGAAAAGAATGCAAAATGACCAAGAGATCCTGAACTAGCTTCATCCAAAGAAGAAGAAGTATTACCAATACTACCAGTCCTCTTAACCATAAAACCAAAATTAGGAACTGAACCACTTAACCACTTCTTCATAATATCTGTAACATTCATTCTCATATCAGTTGTTTCATGATCAAACGATTGTGATGCCTCATTTCCACTACCGCTGTGCCAAGCACCTCCTGTACTATTCGAACCGCTTATCCATTGTGTTCCAGCTGTTTCACCATCTCTGTATCTCCAACTTACACCTTCAGTAGTACGTGGCATATCAGAAAGTTTTCCAATACCTTGATCCCAACTTTGACTTGTTGGATAAGCATATAGTGATTGGCTAGTATTTAATTCTACAGATGCAGCATCATACATATTTAGAAAAAACTCTGCATTAGCAGGAATTGTTCCTGCTACAATAGAAGATGATATATTTGATATCTCAAATTGAATTAAAATTCTAGAAACATTTATTTGAGTTCCAGAATCGTTCATCTTCTTTTGAATTTCTAATATCTCATCCAGTCCAGTATTTACACTTTGCGTTGCTTCACCCTCATATAATGTAGCGTCTTTTTGTGCGAATTCGAAAAAATGCATTTAACTCTCCTAATACGTTGTCATACCTACATTAGTTCCCACTACTCTACCTTGAATATCCGCGTTTGGATATTTAACTTCAAATACAGCTGGATCTAATGATGGGTAAACTATTCCATCTACAGTAGCATCTTCAATATCATAAAGATTTCCAGAATACCCTTCTGACTTTTTAAATTTATTTGTTATTAATACTGGCAATTTATTTGGATTATCATCCGCGGGTGGAATAACAGATGCAACTCCTTCTACTAAAGAAAGTTGGTATGCTATATCACTCAATATAATTGGTTGATTTAATTGCCATTTATCCACATCAAAAAATGTTTTTATCTTATCTACACATCTCAATACTACCTCATTTTTGTTATAGCTTGATTTTGTTAGAATAGCAAATTTTACTCCAATATTAATAACCCAAGCATCTTTAATATTAATTGCATCTGTTAATGATCTAAATTGCCTAAAGTAAGTTTTAATATTTTCTTTTACAGCTCTATTCAATTTAGTTAAGTAATTATTTTGATCTAATCCTAACACATATAAATTTAAAGCTAATGGGTTTGGAATTCTACTTGATAACGCAGATATCTTTTTACCTATATCTTCTTCTTTAATAAAATAATTTGCTCCTTCTGCTTGTGGAGTTTCATTTAATTGATCGTCTTGGACAATATAAGCTTTTGAAATATTTCCATATTTGGGTGGTAAGGCATAAACCCTAGCTATATAATCTTCCTTCGTTATAGCCCTATTTTGCGCTTGGAAAAATGCCTTTGTATTCTCTCTTACTTCTTCTACAGTTTCAGCTCCCATCCCACCTTTAGTTGGATTCGGATTATTAATACCTACCGAATCTTTAGCAGATTGAACTTGAGTACTATCTAAGGTAGCATCTTCTATTGCGTAACTAACTGAATTAATTTGATTAATATCATCTTGTGGAGCATTATCTTTTATACCACCACCATAAGAATACCTAACTGTCAATGTTGTATTAGATGGTGCTAAACCATAAGCCCTTGTTTTTAAAAAGTTTGATGGATCAAAAGAATTCTGTAAATTATTCACACCACCTGGCAAAGCTGAACCTACTGTATCTGGATTGGGTATAATCTCCTCATCTGGATTATTTGATACTCCTGCACCAAATCTCATTTCTGTAAATCCATCTTCTCTAATATATTTTACAAATCTTCTCGGAGTTCTTACCAACTTCAAAAGATAAGGTGCATCATCTTTATATTGGTTTAATCTTGAATCATTAGCTGAATTATTTTCTACATCTTGAAAAACTGTTTCTTGTGCTAAGCTATCAACCTCATACCATTTATTACTATCACTATCTGTAACAGAAATAATATTAATAATATCTGAATTAGATAATTTAATTCTATCAAATTTTGTTGCTGCATTAAAACTAAACTGGTCCTCTGTTATCGCTCCACTTTCTACCTGTACTTTCTTCTTCAAAAGATATTTAGTAGGTAAACTCGTAGCTGAACTCTTTTCATAAATATCTATACTCATAGGACTATAGGAACTACTAAATTTAAAATTTACATCATCTAAAGTTCTATAAGTTGTACCAGTTGTAGTTGATTGTACTTCCACTCCACCTTTGATATTTAAAGCATATCTCATATCAGGTTGTACATCACCAGACCCACCAACTGCAGGAACTAATTGAAATACATCCAACTCTCCTTGTGATGGTGAACTCAATCTTGGTTTATACCCAAACGTTTGTGCTATAGCAAATAAAGTCTTTCGTTCTTCAGCAAATGCTAACAAAGATTCTTTAAATTGATTGTCTATATAGTACGATAAAACATCCCCAACATATGCTGCCATTTCAATAAACATCATACCTGGCGAAGCTTCATTAAAATCATTATAGTTATTAGGAAAATATGTTTTTGCGAATTCTATTAAATCACTTCTAAAATTTCCAAAATCTTTATTAAGATAACGAACTTCCTTTTTTAAATCTGGTTTATTTGCTGTATAGTAAGCCATTACTTTCTCCTATTAATATCCACCACCTGCAGAAGCACCTGTTTCTGTAAATCCTATATCAGTTGTTTGTGTTTCTTCTGGATTATAATTTAATGCATATGTTATAGATACATAAATTTTATTTGGAACTGCTACATCTTGAGATATATCAACTTTTGATATGTTAATATATGGAAGCCACTTAGATACGGATTCTCCAATTTCTTCTCTAATTCTATCTTCTAAAGAATCATCATATTGTTCAAATAAAATCTTTTTAAGATTAGATCCAAATTCTGGTTGTGATACTCTCTCACCTTTTAAAGTTAATAATAAATTTTGTATATTAAATTTTGCTTGTTCTAATGTTGAGGTTGTTGAACTGAAAAATGGAATAGTTTCAGATGGTGCTACCGGCAACCTCAATCCAATATACACATTAGGATCTTCATCCATTTCTCTCGAACTTGGCATTATTTATTTTCCTTCTTTTTATCCATTGCTTTCATTAAACCGCTATAATCTCTTGTCATAGCATCAGCTACTGCTGTCATTTGTTTTGGATCGACTCCAGCTTCTTTCATAGTTTGAACTGCTCCAATTTCTCTAGCCACTTGATTATCAACTCCAGGTTTTATTCCCAAGTTATGTGCTACTAATTCTTGCATCTTATTGGTATCGTAAGCTCCACCACCCATAGTTGGATATGCTGCTTGCCCCCCTTGAGGAATCCCACCTTTTGTTTCATTCAAAATTCTATTTAAAACAGGATTTTTAGAATAAGATTTAATATCTTTTATTTCTTTTTTAGGTGTAAATGTAACAGCATCAGTAAGTGATAATTTCTTATCTTCTTTAATAAATATTTTATTAATTTCTTTTTGGACTTGTTTCTTAACAATTTCATTTATTATTTTTACTAACTCTTTTTTAGTCATAACTATTTTCTCCTTTTATTAAACTTATTCAACTGGATATATCTTACCTCTCCAGGTAAATTGTTTTAATCCGTTAGCTTTAGCTTCAGCATATACTACCTCAAAAGGTTTTTTATCTTCTATCGAAGCTAACTTATCAACATTTTTATCCATAAAATCTTGCGCTTTTTCTTCTCTTTTCTGCAGTTCCTTTTTTAATTTTCTTGCTTTATCTCTTGTCGCAGCTAAACTAGGTGGAAGCTTTGGTGGATCTATTTTCGGAATTTTAGGAAAACTAAAATTAGGATCTGCTTGCATTATATCAAAATTTAAAAACTTTAATCCTGCAATTTGATCCGCTGCTTCCACTATATTCTTAACCAATTTTGCAGCATCTGATGCTACCTTAGGCAATGCCATCGAGGCTACAGAAACAAATATTGATTGGATTCCCGATAATATTTTAATTATATTAGTTTGAAATTCCATTAATTTCTCACCATTAACCGTTGGTAACATTGGAGCTCTTGGATCTCCCATTTGAATAGTTCCACCTTTTACCGCATTTATTTTAATTTTATCTGCTTGAAGTAATATACTTCTATTAGCATTAATAACTGCTTCACCACTTCTTGCATTAAAGCATAAATTATCAGAATTTAATATTATTTGATTACCACCTTTTTTATAATCAAAAAATTTTTTATTTTTATTCGTTACTGTATACTCACCTTCTGTAGATAAATATATAGAACTCTTATCTTTATTAATATTTTCATAGACTGGTTCGTATTTAGATAAAGTTTGATCTTCTCTTTGCCCCGCTCTAATCTTAATAATAGGTTTATTATTCTTTTGACCTAATTTTATAGATTGACCAAATCTTCCTTCATAAACTATCTCACCTTCTTTTGATCTAACATGCCTATTTCTATTAGTTGGTTGAAATTCTCTAAACTTTAACAATTTAGGTTCTTCAATAAAATTTTCTTCTCTACTAACTCTATATTGTATATTAGAATTAGGATTATTAAAATAATTTAATCTATTAGAATAATATGTTTTATCTCTATAATTTACAAGAACAACGGATTCACCTACTAATGGATAATCTCTACTATTTGGATCTAATGGAAAAATATACCCCGATTTATCAAAGATTGGATTATCTGCTTTATTTTTATTTACAATATAACTTGCAGCAATCGCTCCATAATATTGAAAATTAGGATCTCCATTTTCATCTTTAGGAAATTGATCAGTTGATTCATCCAACAATACACTATCAACTTCCGCTGGTTCTAACTCATAGAAATCATACATACTATACTTTACTACTTTTCTAGCTTCTTCTCTAACATCTCTCAGTGTAGCCTGTATAGTATCACGTCTAGAATCACTGGGTCTAATACCTTTATATTTTCTATACATTATGTTAATTTCTCTTTAACTTCTATAGTTACTTCATCTGAGCGTTTTTGTAAATCAACAACAACTTCATCTATTCCTTTTAAAAGTTGTTCCTTTTCCATATCTGATAATCCGAATTCATTTTCAGATCCAATTTTTTGTTCAGAAGCAATAATCTTTTGGACTATGCCTGCCATCTTAACAAGCATTTCATCATTCTTTACATTAATTTCTAAATACTCTTTTATCATAGGAACAATTTGGATCGCTGTATCCCCATCCTTTATAAATCCAACTATCTCTTTAGTAAGAACATCTAATTGTTTTCTATTATATTCAGAATTTTTATAAATATCTTTAAAGAGAGATGATAATGTTTTACCTTCAAAAATCTCATATTCGTTTGCCATTTTTAACTCCGATATTAGATACTATAACTCAATTATAAATATCTGATGTAATAAAAAACACTCTGTATATATAAATTTTGAAAATGAAATATATATTATAGTTATTTATGTAAGGGTGAAACCCCCTTTTTTGTTTAACTAACGGGAGAAGACTAATGAAGGAAGTCGTAACAATGGTAAAAGGATGGATAGATGATTTAGCTCATCTATTAATATCCTTTGTTGCTATAGGAGCTATTTCTGAAGTTCTCTTTGGAAGTGGAGTCTTTGGCGTAAAAGTTATTGGTAACCTGACATCAATCATAAACACATTCGGCGAATCTGGATTTGCTGGATTAGTCGCATTGTTGGTGTTGGTGGGTTTATTTCGTAAATAGTACTATCTTCGGATAACAAAAAAGGGGACTATGGTCCCCTTTTTT